GTAAAGATAGTCATTACAAAATTGTATCAAATAAACTAGAACTATCAGATGCTATCAAATCATTTGAAAAAGTAGATAGGAAAGAAATACAAGATATGACTTGGGATAAACATCAATATAAGGATTGGAAAACAAATTTTGCTAACGCAATTGACCATACAATTGAAAAATTTTCAAGAAGCAACTTGTTTAATTCTTGACAGAACATGTTTGAGTATGATATTATACCCAACATGAACTTATTTGAAATAGACAAAGAAGTAAAACTTCAAAAGACTGTTAGGGTGCTTGTATATCCTAACATCACTTTTCAAGAGGACTTAGAAAAGGATAGTTACATACAAGTCATTAAGAAACAGATTTCTTTATTGAATGAAATTCGTGATGACTTGTGGTTCTATCTCATTCTACCTTGTAATGTGCCTTCTTTACAGTTTAAAAATGTAACTCAATATGTTGTGCCAATGCCGACATATCCACCAACAATGCGTTCTCATTTTGATGTTCCTACAATAAAAAGAATATTAAGTAGAGAGTTAGATTTTGATTTAGTGATGACACACTTGCCAGAACACACACATGCACTTAAAAATGTAATGTATAACATCACACACCACAAACCAAAGTTTTTTGGTTATTGTCATTGGTGGGATGTTAAAGATGTAGTCGCTTGGTCAAAAGATAGTTTCTTACAACAAATTACAGGAGTGTTAGAATACGAAAGATGTTATCTTAACACACAACATCAAAAAGATTTAGTAATGAATCAAGCAAGAGAAACATTTGGTGATGATATTATTGCAAGGTTAAATGATATACTTACACCACAACATTTAGGTGTTGATGAAAAAGATATCATAGATGAAATAAATAAAACACCAGAAAAGATTATTGTGTTTAATCATAGACCAGATACTTACAAACACTTCAAAGAGTTTGTTGCTGTATGTGATAAGTTATATGAAATACGACAAGACTTTAAAGTATGGGTGCCGTTATTATCTAGTCCAACTCGTGAGTATATGACAGTTACAAAAGGTAATAAAAAATGGTATTATAAAGAATTACAAAAATGCTATGTTGGGTTTTCACCTAAACAATCATATGGTGGTTGGAGTGTATCAACAACAGACGGAATGATGAATGGAGTTCCTTATATCATGTATGACGATACTTACTACCATGAACTAAATGAGATGGGTGATTTCTTTGAAGATGACCATACAGCACTTCAATTATTAAACACATACTTAGATGACCCAGAGTACAGAAATGAAGAAGCATCTAAGGCACTTGACTGGATGAGAAACAAGCTTGTGTACAAATACAAAATGATAGAAATGTCCATGTACATTGATAGACTTGTAATAGAAACTCGTGCAGTCAAGGATACTGATAGATTTAAAGAGATAGTTGAATGGATTAAAACTGCTGGTAAACTTTCCAAAGGGGATATACTAGATAGACTAGGTTGGGGTAGGGGGATTACATGGACACCATATCGTAGAGCTCTTATGAACCACCCTAATATCTTTGATACTAATGATTCAACGCCTTACTACTATTATAAATATTAAGAATATGAGAAATTTTGTAGCAAAATACCTTCGTAAATTCTGTAAAGCAACGGTTGAAAAGAACAGAAAAAAAGAAGAAAAGAAAGGTTATGTAAAACATAAAGGTAAACCAGAGGATAATAAGTAAATGTCAAAAAAGAAAGAGATTACGTCTACAGATTTAGTAAAGATTGAACCAATCACAGATAATCAAAAATTAGTATTTGAGGGTCATAAAGCAGATAAGAATGGTTTTTATTTTGGGTGTGCTGGTACAGGAAAAACATTTGTATCATTATACCTTGCATTAAAAGATGTTTTAAATAATGAAACACCTTTTGATAGGGTTATAATTGTTCGTTCACTCATACCGACAAGAGAGATAGGATTCTTGCCAGGCGATGAAGAAGACAAAGCTGCATTGTATCAAGTACCATATTCAAACATGGTGCAGTTCATGTTCAAACAACCAAACGAAGAATCATTTAGAGGGTTGTATGATGCACTTAAAAGACAAGGAAGTTTGCACTTTGTATCTACTTCGTTTCTTAGAGGTTTAACATTTGACAATTCAATCATAATAGTTGATGAATGTCAGAACTTAAATTTCCACGAGTTAGATACTATCATCACAAGAGTAGGGCAAGATTCTAAAATAGTATTCTGTGGTGATTTTAGTCAAACAGATTTGACAAAGACGAATGAGAGAAATGGGTTACACGATTTTTTCAAAGTCCTAGAAAATATGGATGAATTTAATTGTGTAGAATTTGATATTCCAGATATTGTAAGGTCTGGTTTCGTGAGAAGTTATCTCATAGAAAAAACTAAACAAGGTATAGGAGTTGAGTTATGAAATGCAGTCAAGAGGGATTAGCCCTGATTAAAAAATTTGAAGGTTGTAGATTAAAAGCTTATAGATGTTCTGCTAATGTATTGACAATAGGTTATGGTCATACAGGTGGAGTAAAGGAAGATGATATAATATCACAACCAGAAGCTGATGAATTGTTAGAAAATGATATTGCAAAGTTTGAAAAATATGTTGATGACAATGTAATCGTTGAACTAAATCAAAGTCAATTTGATTCACTAGTTGCATGGACATTTAATTTAGGTGTTGGTAATTTAAGAAGTTCAACTATGTTGAAAAAATTAAATGAAACAGACTACGGTTCAGTTCCTTCTGAAATGAAAAGATGGAACAAAGCTGCAGGCAAAACACTAAATGGTTTAATTAGAAGAAGACTCGCAGAGTCTTTATTATTTGAAGGTAAGGAGTGGCATACAATATAATGAGTGAACAATTAGATTTTCCTGTTTTAAAAACAAAAACAGTTGATGGTAAGAGACATTATGTAACACCAGAAGGAAATCATTATCCTTCAATTACTACAGTATTGTCACCTAGAGGTAAAGATGGGTTGATGAAGTGGCGTAAAAGAGTGGGTGAAAAGACTGCTAATTACATATGTAATAAAGCTGCAACCAGAGGTACAAAAGTACACAAGATGTGCGAAGATTATCTGAATGGTGAGAATATGGAACACCATAAGAAAGATTTTTTCCCATATACTTTATTTACTGAATTGAAAAACAAAAAGTTCGAATACATAACAGATGTTTATGCACAAGAGGCATGTTTGTATTCTGATAAATATAAAGTAGCAGGTAGAGTAGATTTGATAGCAAACTATGCACATCAGTTATCAATCGTAGATTTTAAAACATCTACAAACGAAAGAAAAGATTCTTATAATGAAAATTACTATATTCAAACAGCAGCATATGCTGAAATGTTTGAGGAAATGACAGGAACACCTATCAATCAAATAGTAATTTTAGTTGTGACGGAGAATGGTACAGTACAAGAGTTTGTTAAGAAAAAACACGAATACATACCATTATTAGAAGAAACACTAGCGGAGTGGTACAAGTAATGGAAATGATATTTACAGAGAGTGCAGCTGACCAAACAAAGATAATCTTGGCAACTGAAGAAGATGGTCTTAATCTTCGTACCTTTATACAGGGTGGTGGATGTTCTGGTTTTCAATATGGATTCACCTTAGATAAGATAAAAGATGACGATTGGATATTTGAAACTAACGGAGTCAAACTTCTTGTAGACCCTATGAGTGGAATGTATTTTGATGGTGCAACAATTGACTACACTAATGACCCACTAAATGGTAGTGCATTTACTATTAAAAACCCAAATGCCAAATCCACATGTGGTTGTGGTTCAAGTGCTGCATTTTAATAATTAAAAAAAGTTGACAATACATGTTTTAGTATAGTATAATGGTGAAAATTAAGGAGTATATTATGGAATTGGATAGAGACGGTGACGGATTTCTTATCAACACAAGTGATTGGTCAGAAGAAGTTATGAATCAAATGGCAGAAGAAGATAATTATGCCATAACAGAAGAAATCAAAACATACATAGACAAAGCAAAAGAAATGTACAATGAAACAGGTACAGTTCCTGCTGTTCGTGTCTTTGCAAAGGAGTTTGGTATGGATAGAAAAGCAAGTAAATTATACGAAGTCTTTAAATCAGGACCTATGAAAATAATTGCAAAATATGGTGGTCTTCCAAAACCAACAGGTTGTGTATAATGTCAGACACAACATCACACACACCAAAGACATTCTCTCTGGAAATAGAGAAGATTTCTTTTCATAAAAGAGTTACACACTTAGAAGCAATATCTTTATATTGTGAACAGTTGGGTATCGAACCTGTAACTACAGCAAAATTATTAACAAAAAACTTAAAAGAAAAAATAGAAGCAAACGCAAGGGATTTAAATTATTTACCTAAGTCTGCTAAACTACCTATGTAATGCAACCAATAGATGCATATTTAATGTACTGCTCCATGAAGGCTCACTTTGATAAAAGCAATTATGATTTTGTCAAATATAATGGTAAAAGTAAAGTGTCAAGAGATTCGTTTTACAAAAGAAACGATAGAGTTTTCTTTGTTAAACTAACTCATAAATACAAAAATAAAGAAGATGTTCAAGATTACTTACTTGCTAACTTTTTAATACATCCTAAAGGGTGGGTTGGTAAGTTTGATGAAGAAAATTATACAGGGTGGAAAAAGAAAATACAAAGTTTGACTTATACATTTAAGTCAGAGATAGAACCAATACTAGATAAAAATTTAGTTGCCGTATCTAAAAACAAACACCCTAAATTATTAAAAGAATATCTTGGTAAAAGAGTTTCATTAGAAACTTTAGTGATACTCAACTCAATATTACAATTTGATAAAGCATGGAATGCTGAACTTATTGACGATTATGTTTGGAAAGATGTTTACAAACTTATGAACGACTATAAAGCTTTCCTTAAATTTGATAGTACTAGTTTTAAACTAATACTAAAGGGGTTAATGGTATGAAAAAAATTAGACAGTTAGATATGGAATTAGCTGGTGGTTGTAATTACTCATGTCAAATGTGTCCACAAGGTTTTGAAGGTGGTAGAGAAAAAGAATTTAAGAAAGTCTTGAAGTGGGATAACTTTGTAAAGATTTTAGATAATGCTATGGAACATGGTGTTGAATCTGTAAGTATACATGGTGGTGGTGAACCCACATTAAATAAAGACTTTATCAAATCTATAAAATACATCAAAGATAGAAATCTAAAATGTGTAAGTTTTAGTAATGGATATACACTCAACGACAAACTAATAGAAGAAATTGCAAATAGTGGACTTGACGTATTTCGCAT